TGTAATATATAATTTTTTGTATCGTAATAAATAAAATGGTATTTGGATTTGCGTGCTCGTTAAATTTATGTGGGTGTTTTAGTTGTGGATGCCCATGTGGGCGTTTTAGTTGTGGATGCCCATATGGGTGTTGCACAAAAAAGGAGGAGGAACCAACCTCCAATCCTGGCATGTCGATTCCCGTATCAAGGGTTGCATTTGCAAATGCAGTAAAGATTGATCAGCAAAAAATGGAACGCCATAACATGTAAGTATAATATTATACTTTGTTATTTTTTGTATCAATATATGTAAAAGATATGGACAGTGATTCTTTCCTAACCGGTATGCTTATTGCCTATCTTGTGTATCTAATTATACGTCTATTTATTTGGCCAAGTTGTGAGGAGCGTGTTATGCGTTTCATGGCACAGCATGGCATGACAAAAATTGATTCTACAAAGACGGTATCGCACAGCCTAGTTGTACTTGAAGATCCAACACCGCCTACACAAACCACTGATTCGGTAATGTTACCGGTTGAAAATGTACAGGAAGCTAAAAAATTAGATATTGTCAACGAGGATGAAGAACAAGCGGTTATGGTTCCGTCTTCTACCCAAGTAGGCGCTGCGGAATTAAAGACAATGTCCCAGCGCGCGGCAGAGACGTCGATGGAACGCGATGCGCATATTATAAAACGGTTTAATCCAGCCGTTCCGGTATCTTCATTGAAGAACCCATGGCATGATGAAATTGCTGCTAATGTTCAATCAAAGCCCGATGAATATATCAAGATGTCGTAGGTTCATCATGAACATGGCGCTTAAACACAATTGGTCTCGTCCCAGGTAACTTGCCCTTGTAATTACAATTTATGGAATTTACGAGATCATTTGGGCGATAGTTTCCCGTTTTATATCGAATAAGGTTATAATTTTGTTTTAATCTACCTGCTTTTCTAAACAAGTAAGCAGTTAGCTGTGAACAATAAAAACTGTTACGTTTTCCAATAGTGGGCATGCCAGTAAATGCATTAAGAAACATCAATAAGTTTTTTTCGTATGGATTACCATACAAGTTGAGAAATTCTTTACGCATAGTGTCAAGTTCCTTTTCTGTAAGTGCAGGTGTTGGTCGATAAATCCCAGATCTTTTGTATAAGTGCATCATTGTAGGTAATGCGGATGCAGATACGCCCGAACGAACTGGACAACATCCTTCACTGTTCCAGATTGTTATAATTGGGTTAATTTTATCTACACTTTCAACAAACCATAATTTATCTCCCAATTTCATCATCTGACCAACATGTGAAACTTTCCCCGATGCGGCTGATATTATGAAACTTGTAATACGTTTTCCTTCCATCGCAACAATATCACCTTCTTGTAAATCATGAAATTTGATTGCATTATCATCAACTGGATATATGTATAACTCAATACCAGCAATCTGAAATGGTAAATTTCCTTTTCTATTCCGAAACATAGGACACTCGTTTACTTTAAGGGTATATATTTTTATACTTTACATATAGTAACTTGTACATGGATGGAATACATCACCGTTCGTCAGACATGGAATGGTGCAGTTCAAAAGGCAGCTAAAAAAGTAAACTATAATTCATCGTCTAAAGGGACAAATGCAACGACACGTGATATTGTACATGGTGAAAATGCACCAAGTGCGGTTATGCTACGTGATAAGATTAACAGAATAACAAATGATCTTCATGCACAAGGGGTACCTTCTTATGACGTTTGTAAAGCCACCCCAGGATTAGCTTCGGTATGGAATTAGCTTCTTAATTGATTTATACATTGATCGTTGGATATCTTCTGTAATATCTCCATCCTTTGAATCGTACAACACCATCGAATTAGTACACCATTCTGAATTATCTGATGTCTTATATGAAACAATGCCATCGTTCACTGACACGTCAGTAATTTGTGTCTTGAATATTTGGATTTTATCTGAAATTGAAATATATATTTTTTCAGCTAGTTGAAAAAGGATGGCATGCGTGCCAATCGGTAAGGCAGTTAGTGAGTGTAACTCCAGAATAATCTTGTGCATATTGTCACGAACAATGACCACCCCAGTTGCAAGAACTGTTATAATATAGGTTACCTTACTTGTTTTTATGATATGTGTTGACTGATCTGTTTTGTCGTGGCGATGAAATCTCGGTAGATCAAATGACGGCGCTTTGGAATCATTCTTTTTGATACTAAAAAGTTCATCACTTCCATCTGGCTTTATATAAATCATAGTTTCATTCTTTTTTAGTATTGTTCCACATTTTCTAAACTTGGGTACCGCCCGTCGGGGATCTAATTCACTGTGAATTACTATAAAATCACCGACCTCTGCTTCGGCAAACATTAATGATCGTTGTACTGCGAGTAAGCGTCGTTCTATGTCTTTCATTTTATTCTATATAATATATAAATGAATGAGCCACAACAAACACCAGTCGACAAGGCGACTGAAGAAGAACTTGATAGAAAGCAATTTAGATTGGCGATCGGTGTATTAATTGCTTCTATTATATGTGTTTGTTTATATCACATTCGGACAATAAATGATCGAAATAATCATATAGTCAATCCAGATGATTTGGGCGATACAATTCTTGTTTTAGTTGTATCACCAGCAAATCGTGATACGGCGGTTGCTACTACAACAAAGCCACCTATCTTAAATACAATTGAAGGATTGTATAACAATGCATATGAACCTTCGCGTGTGTTGATCGCGGCGTATGATATGAATGATCATTTAAAGAATCAATTGCCAGTTCAGCTTCAGCCCAGTGTACGTGTTGCTCGTAATATGAAAACAATTCAATCCAAACATTCGTCTGCGTCAGATGCGAGGGCATATTTAATGAAGCACTTGTATCGCGGTGAACGCTATGTAATGACGTTACAAAGCAATGCTGAAATATGTAAAGACTGGGATAAAATTCTTATTAGTATGATCAAACCGATAAAAAATCGGCATACAATATTTACGAGTGCAGTATTGCCTAAAAATATGCAGTCAAATATAAGACCAACCTATTTTAAATTAAATGCATTAAAAGGTGGAAAGATGGTAATTGAACCTACACCGGTTCATGAAGTACCCGACGATCCCGTGCCTAGTATATTTTGGTCACCTGCATTAAGCTTTGCCCCCGCTCCAGCATACAAGGAGTTTGTCGACGGAAATATTATCTCATCAGATGATATGGATGTTACATTAAATACCATAAAGTTATGGACAAATGGATTCAACTTTTATACTTTACCAATTACAATGGCATGGGCGTCTCGTCCAGAAGATTCAAATTGGGCACATTCAAGTAAACGTGCAGTATCTAAAACCGCTACAGTCGGGACTGTTCGTACATTTAAAGATTTTGAACAGTATATCGGGATTAGTTTCGAGCGAAAAAAAGCATCAAAACGCACTTATCATGGTTTGACAAACCATGTGACTGCATTTGAAGCTGGGGTAAAAGTTGGTTCGCTAGAGGCAGCTCGTCTTGCAAATCACGTTAAAATCTAGAACCCCTTGTTCTCGAGCATAAGTTTATTATATTCTTCTACCGTAAATTCTGCTTTAGTTGTAGTGTGAATGACTTCACCTGTTTGTGATTTTTTAAGTATACCTTCATTTGTAAAGCATAGTAATCCATTACCATGGTCAGCGTCGTGAAATCGTTGATTTCGCTTAACGACCATCGCACCTTCTTCAATTGATCCCGAACATCCATCACCTTTTGTATCAAACATCGGTTCTTTACCTATTATCATATTCCAAGTTAATTTCTTGCCAGTGTTTAACTCATATTGATTTTTTACAATATAAATCACAAATACAAGTACTACAACTTTTATTATATTGACAACGAGTGTATACAAAATTTGTGATCTGTCCATGTTTAATATACTGTTTATAAATTTATATCCACTTTTGGATGTCCATAAAGAGCCATTCGTTTGCCACTTTGTGTAATATATGACCCTACTGGACATGGATCGCCGTTTGCAAGTGGATGCATTCTGCATTTGCTATCCGATTGATCAAGTACAATTCGAGAACTACCTATCTGAGCAATAAATGTTATGGTGTTTGGATTAGTAACATTATTTACACCCATATCACGGATTGCATCTTCAAGGGTACCGGAACTAATCTCGGTAAAGTGCGGGACATCACCTGTGAGGAGTTCAATATATTTGGGAGCAATGTGAGAGGTTACTAGGGAACGGTGTTTGTGGATATTTAGTTTAATGTGGTTACCACATGGATGTTTCTTAATGATAATTGCTGCAGCGGGGCGACTCACGTTTCCGTTTTCTCCTAACAGTAAAACCGACGCAGGAAATTGCCCCTGGACATGGTCGCGAAATCCTTCGAAATTACGACCAATATACATGCTGGTGATTGCTTCAATAATGTCTTCGTTTACTTCATCTGCACCTACATGGATCCAATGAAGACCGGTGGTTTCAACTGCAGTGTTTAATGTGGCACCAAGGCGACTTCTTATAAGTGCCTCAAGTGCTTTCACTCGTTCCTCTAATATGGTGATTCTGTGATGGTCAATTGCCTGTTGTTCCATAAATACTTTATATTCACAACATAAAATATTTATCAGATTTACAATTATATTTTGACTAAATAAAGGTAAGTATCATGAACCCCCTTGATAACCCAAATGTCAAAACTGAACTTGTTCAGATGCGTCCGGAGGAACTTATTAAGAAGGCAAAAAAGGAAGGGGCTCGTGTTTATGAAAATACATTTTCATTGGAATTTACCCCTTGGCCGCGCGATAAGATTGATGCGTGCATGGAACGTCTTCGCAATGGTGAAGAAGAAGATGACGAACTCAAGGAGTTTAAAAAATATCACCCAACCCTTGCCAAGATGGCAGGCGGTGGAATGCAGACACAGGCGCTTTGTAATCTATTTGCCGCACATGACGACATCCTTTCCGGCAAGACAACAAAGGAAAATGCCATGAAGAAACTCATTGGTGGTATTTTTGCAAACATTGCCAAAGTGCCAAATGATGACACCAAGTAATTATACATAGCGCGATGCTATAAATGGCATAAATCTATCTGGGATTGTACCAGGTCGACTGGGTATAGCGGATGCTGGTATTGGTTCGGTTGTTTTAATATACCAACGATCACCGATTTTTTTCAGTGGATTTATAAACTTAACAGAAGCATATTCTGTAATGTTTGGATCTAACGTCCCTTTATCATTTTTAGTATTTAGTCTTTTCATTTCGGCATTCTTATCTTTTGCATTTTGAAATAACATTATAACAATATACCCATGATCTGAATATATATTTGCGATAAAATATCTCATATATTTTGGTGTGTTTGACTTTCTTGTAGCATGTCCTTTTGAATTTGCAACGATCCATGTTACTTCAAATTTTCTATTGTATTGTTTGGATAAATCTGAAAATAGTCCTCCCAATTCATATAGTATACTCGTCTCACTGTACATTTATTATATATAATATAAAATTATATATTATATATGTAAAGAAGCAAACATGGGCAAGAAGCGCCCACCAAGTGAGAGTTCTTCGTCTGGGAGTTATGGTTCAGACGAGTACAGTGATTCGGGCGTATCCACCAGTATATCCAAGTCCGCATCCAAAGCATCCAAAGCATCCAAAGCTAAAACGGCAAAATCGAGCGCGATTAGTAGCGCGTCGACAAAAGTATCAAAAGGTGGAAAGAGTACGACATATTCAACTGCCACTTCTGTAAAGAGTAAAAATACCACCACTTCGTATGCACCAACTGCTACTCCAGAAACATCTTCACCTGATCATTCTGTTGTCGCTCTATCAAATGCACCCCCCTCTGTATTCGAAGAGAATGCAAAGGAAGATAAACGAACGGAAGTCGCGTCTACTGTTGCTTCATCTGCTTTGCCAGTCCAAGAAGCACCACAGGTATCTAAATGGGATCGCGCGGAAGGAGGCGGTTGGTCTATTTGGAACGGCATTATTAGTCAGAAAGTTTCCGAGAAGAACAGCGTACCTGGATATTTGAAACGGGCCATGTATGCGGCAAAGGATTCATATATTGCTATTCTAGTTGGTATGGTTGTGGTACTCGTTACACTAGTAACACTGAGACCATCGTTTGTGTTGGGCGCAAATGTATCTCGGTACGAGGACCCCCCACTTGATATGATGAGAGTTGGTGTATTCACGGTAGTATTTGGAGTTCTGTCATTTGTAGCTATTCAAAGTGTGGCCAAATAGAGATTTTCGTATTATTATCAGATTGTATTTTTTAGAATAGTTAGATAAACAACAGAATGACAGACTTCTCTGCGGAACTAACCGATGATTCTATGATTGCACAGAACTTTGAAAAAACATCTGGCTCAGGAACAAAGCTACCATTCAATGACACCAAGCAGACCCACTTTCTATTCAGCATCAGTCATGTTGGAGTTCCCCCAATTGCTTCCGATCCAACAAATCCAGCCATTCGTATTTATGGAACATTTGGATCCGCCGCTGCCGCTGCTAATTATGCCAAAAAGATTATGGCAGTCGATCCAACATGTCACCTTGGTATTGGTGAGACTCACAGTTGGACACTTGCCGCAAGTAATCTAAACTATCTTCAGGATATGGATTATATAAAGACAAAGACAGAGAAACTCATTAAGCGCGCTGGCGTTGAAAATTCGGTTCGTGAAGCCCGTTTCAAACAGCACCAGGATGAACTACGCAATGCTACAGTAATCAAAGACGAGAAGCCAATTACTACTGAAAAGATGGAGGATGCTGCCCCAGATGAACCAGTCATTGAAGAAGTCATTGAAAATAACCTCCCGGTACTTACATCGGATTGTATTCCACTCAATCAGTCTGTATACTGCATATCGGTGATAAATGATGACCCAATTGAGGACGTACCCGAATTTCTATTCTGTATTTACCGTACCTGTCGTGATGAGACCGAGGCGGATGGTTATGTCCGTAACGTTGCTGCCCGTTCTGTTATGGATCATAATATTTATGTAGTTGATTCTGGAGAGTGGGTATTCCCACTTACCGACATGAAGTTTGCACCGCGCAACTATCGTGATAAGCGCCTTCATGATCTTATGAGTCGCGATATGTCACCAGAAGATCTCATGGCGGAGATTGATTCAAATACTGCATCCAATGCATCCGGTGCTGTCCTTGAGAACAAGTCGTAAAAAAATAGTTTATATTTAAACACGACCTGGGCCATCGCGGTCCACGCAATTTTTTATGCAACTACACGAACTACATATAACCCGACCACAGCACGATAGATAAAAACATAGCATAGTAATTATACATGTCCCCATACCAGCGGCGGCTCCAATAAATAGTACTATAATTGGTGCTAGTCCTTCTAACATTGTTATTTATATTATACATAATATTTTTATAACGTAGTTTAATCTGGACCGATTACACGGTTTGTGTAATTCGCGGGGGCAGCACGTACTGTATTGATCTCGGATGTAGGTTCGTATACTTGCTTGGTCCACTTCTCCTGTTTGCCAATAGTAGCAGTCGGGACAATCATACGACGACCAGCAACCGATTGCTTAACATCATAATTGAATCGATCGAATATTTTGAGTGATCGATTGTCAACATTATTTGGCCCATTTATCTGAGAATGGAGTGAATCGTCCTCGCCTGGGTTGGTAATTGTACCAGGGGCACGATCGTGTACGATAGCCTCGAAAGTATAGGAACGTGCTCCACCTGGTGTTTTCTTTGTGGTCTTTTTGTCATTAATGCCAACTGGATTCGCCTTTTCGAGCTCACTGCGTTTAATGAAGGTGGTTTTATTGTCTTCATAATCAGCACGGTTCGGTACGGGACGAGAATCACCGGATTCAAAGTGCATGCCACCCGGTGCCATTGACTCTCTTGCGTTACGAATATTAATATTTGCAAAGTCATACTCTGGTGGTAGATTATCTACGCGCTCATGCGATGCATTGCGTACGTCAAATGTTCCGTGCACTGGATTCTCATCCATATTGCGAACAGATGGAAGATACGAAACATCATGATGACGGTTCGTCACACCTTCGTGGGTGTAATCACTCTGACGACGCGATTCTACTACGATATCATTTTTGACATTGTGATCAGTTAATCTTGTCTGTGCACGCTTAGAGTTTATGTCAGGGATACGAATACTACCAATGTAGTTCTTTTCTGTCGCATCCTTTGCCGATCGAGCGACCGCGCGCATCTGTGGCGTTTCGGTACGAGTACCCACTGTAATTTTACCAATCCTTGATTGCTGAGACACTGGGTTTACATGAGTACTTTGGTTCACTTCAACTGGCTTGGCGACACCCGCCTTGCGAATAATGGGTGCGACATATACCCTGTCCTTATAATCACGGCGATCCTGACCACCCTGGTTATACGACTGATGACCACTGTCCATAATCTTATCGCCAAAGACGTTTCCGCCTTGGTGCATTTGAATATTGTTCCGGTGAGCATTACTTGTATTGCGCGTTGCAAGACTTCGTTGTACTTTTAACTCGTCTGGGCCACGTTCTGGCATCTCATTTATTGTTTCGCGACGTGTCCGTGTTTCATACGGGTTGTGACCAAGCTGGGAAATTAGACGGTTCGCACCGACTTGTTTATTAGAATAATCGGCATTGGCATCTGGGAATGTATCGCGGACGGTGTGTCCAACAACCTGACCATTGCTGCTTTTAATATCAGAATCAATCTCTCTGCGTGTCATGTGGTCGATTGTGTTATTAGAATACACTTCTCCGATGTCTCCACCTTGGAGTTCGGAGTCGACACTTGCTTGGTATGGCATGCTTTAATAGTATATTTATAAAATAATATATTACATAAAAACTTAAACATGAAATCTGCTGTATCTATAATAGTATTTTATATCTCATAAAACTTGTTAGCAAAATACTACAGTATAGATATGTTCTTTATGCATATGTTTATATTTGCACTAAAGTATTCTATATCTGGCATTGAATTTAATTCAATGTGTACATTGACTGTTCCAAAAAGTACAAGTCGTAGATATTTGTTAAACTTGCAGTTAGACCGTCTAAAAATACAAACAAAATTTATATTCGGCCCAGATAACAACGGTGCAGATGGTTGTCTAACCGGTTGGATACATATGTTAAATACATGCAAAGATTATCCAGTTCTATTTACAGAGGACGATGTGGATTTAAGAATGGTAACTGAGAATAAAAAAATAGAAAATATACCTTACAATACCGTTCTTAGTCTTGCAAGTAACAATTGTCATTCGAGTAATTGTTCGGAACAATCTTGGGTAGACCCGTGGACTGATGATACATTAACTACATATGGATCCACCGCATTTTTGTTCCCAAATGAAAAATTAGCTACTCGAGCCCTTGAATGGATATATGAGAAACATCA